CGGAGCCGATCGAGCAATGGATTGTCGAGCAGAGCCGAAAGTATCACATCAAGTCTTGGGCGTTTGACAAGACATACGCGCGGGACATGTGCCAGCGATTGCAGGACGTGCATGGGCTGCCGATGTTTGAATTCACGCAAAGCCCGCGATTCTACAACGAACCGTTTAGGCGGTTCATTGTCGAATTGCCAACGGGTAAGATTGTTCATGGGAACGATCCGGTGTTAAACTGGCAAGCGGCCAACGTGCAGACGGCACGCAACTACCGCGATGAGTGGATGCCAGACAAGAAAAATCCACGGAAGAAAATCGATGCCATCGTGGCCGCGTTGATGGCGTTCAGTGAATGCCTATTTGCTGAGGCTGGGCCGCAGGGTTCGTTGGTTGTTGTCTAGGAATACATATGACTAAGAAGCGATCGACAAGCCCGAAAGCCGCTACGTTTTCCAGTCCGCTGGAACGCTGGCTGAAGAAAGCCATGGTTGGCGATGATGGCGAGGAGTACGGCGTACCAATCACGGCTGCTACCGTTCGAGGCGTGCCTGCTGCTTGGTACAGCATCAACAAGATCGCAGGCCACATCGGAATGCTTCCGCTCAACTTGTATGAGCGGATCAATGATGATGATGCACGCATCGCTAGGGAGCATCCCGCGTATTGGTTGCTGCGGCATCAACCTAACGACCTGATGGGAGCGGCCGCGTTCCGCGAGACAATCCAGCATCACGCCTTGCTTCACGGCAACGGTAGGGCGGCAATCATCCGCAATGGTCGCGGAGAGCCGAAAGAGCTTGTCATCATGCAGCCGTCGAAGTGGACGATCGTCATTCAACCGCCGCAGCAGATCGGTGGCGTGATGGCGCCACAACGCAAATGGCATGTTCGGGCCGACGATCCAGAGGTGAAGATCGACGACAGCGATTGCCTACATATTCTTGGGCTGTCCGATGACGGACTCGCTGGCATTTCGGTTATTGAAGCCGCGAAGCAAGCATTGGGTCTGGCCGTTGCCCAGCAATGGAGAGCGGTGAAGAGCGAGAAGAACGGGGCGCGAGTCAAGTTCCTGCTTAAGGCTCCGCCGGGTGTGTTCCGCGAGGAAGGCAAGGCACAGGAGTTCATTGACGCCTTCAACGCCAAACACGCTGGATCGGACAACGCTGAGCGTGTCGCATTGCTGCGGGAAGGCATCGAAGCCCAAAGCATCAGCCAGACTAACGTCGAATCGCAAGCCATTGAAGGCCAGCGGTTCAGTCGGCAGAACATCGGGTTGTTGTTCCAGGTCGAGCACATGTTGGGCGACGATTCGAGCGTTAGTTACAACTCGCTCGAAATGAAAAACCAAGCCTATCTGACAAACTGCCTGATGCGTTGGATCACGCGATGGGAGCAGGAGTGCGCCCGCAAGCTTTTGACGACGGCCGAATTCAATTCGGAGCAATGGTACTTTCGCTTCGTGACGCAGGCCCTGCTACGCGGCACAACGCAGGAGCGTTACGCGGTATATCAAATCGCTCGCCAGATTGGCGTGATGAACGCCAACGAGGTGCGTGAGCTTGAAGACATGAACGCCCGCACTGATCCGGGTGGCGAGAGCTACGACAACCCATCGACAACGGCGGGCGGTCAACCGCTGGCTGAGGATGTCGAGGACGACGAAAATGAAATGGAAGAAGAGCAAGACGAACGCGATGACGATCAACCGGCGCTAGCGAGCAAGCTAGGCCGCATTGTGGAAAGGCGGATCGGCATGATGGCAAACACGGAAGCGGCCAGAGTGCAAGCGGCCGCCATCAAGGAAATAAACTTTGTCGGCTGGCTCGACGAGTTTTATGCTGGTTGGCAATCCCGTACTGAGGACGCGGTGCGTGATTGCGAAGGCACGATAACGCTGGCTGCTGATTGGGTGAGCGAATCCAAGCGGCGCCTGCTTGACGTTGCCGGGCGCGTCGAGCAAAGCGGCTTGTCGGAAGCCGTCCGGGCTGAGCTTGTCAGTTGGCAGGAGCGTTCAAGACAACTAGCATCCGCAATCATCGCGGGAGGATGACATGAAAGAGATCATGCTTTACGACGAAATTGGACCCGGATACTACGGGCTACTTGACGGCAAATGGATGGTCGACCAATTGCGTGAGGCTGGCGGCAAGCCTGTCCGCGTTCGCATAAACTCGCCGGGCGGGAGTGTGTTCGAGGGGCAGGCGATGTATTCCGCGTTGGCGTCGTACGCTCCTGGCGTGACGGTGCAAATCGACGCGCTGGCCGCATCGGCCGCGTCGTTCGTGGCGATGGCCGCTTCTCGAATCGAGATCGCCGCTAACGCGATGGTTATGATTCACAACGCGTGGGGAGCGACGATCGGCAACGCGGCCGATCATGACAGGCGGGCTGAGCTACTGCGAAAGATCGACGATCAGCTTGTTAGCCAATACGCGGCACGCACGAAGCAAGAGCCGGAAATAATCCGCGAGTGGATGGCGGCGGAAACCTGGATGACGGCGGAGGAAGCTGTTAGCCGTGGGTTCGCGGACGCGATTGGAACAGCCCTCAACGTCAAAGCGTGTGTCCGCGATGGCATGTTTGCCAAGACGCCTCGGGAATTGCTGGCTGCTGCTGGCAGCGTGTCGCCGCGAATTGCGTTAGCCGCACAGGCCCGCAGAATCGCGTTGGCGCAAGCTTGTCACGGGTAGGTGATAGGTGGTAGTATGTTTTGACATCGCCTGACGGCTGGTTAGCTGGCGGCGATAGAATCACGCAGCTTGTTTAGCGGGCGTGGCTCGAAGCGTGTCATTGCGATACGCCAGGAGTCACGCCTTTTTTTGTTGGCTCCCTGGCAGTTTTTCATCGGGGGAACCAAGCATGAAATCGAAGAAGTTGCGCGAGTCGATCGCGGCGAAGCTGGCCGAAGTGTCGGCGTTGCAGGATCGGTGCGAGAAGGAAAGCCGCGAATACACGGCCGACGAGAAAGCACACGTTGACGCCGCGATTGGCGTTGACGGCAAGGGCGGCGAAGTCGCCAACTTGAAGTCTCAATTGGCTCAGGCCGAAGCGTTTGAAAACGAGATTGCCGCGATGGCAGCCAATCGCATTCCGGGTGGCGTGCATCACGAGCGGGCCGGCGTCGAGGATTCGACCAGTATCTTTTCGCGGGTGAAGGTGCCTGCTCGGGCGCTTGCCCGTGGCCGCATCACCGCGTTCAACGGACCGGACAAAGAAAAGCAAGCCTACGCGTTCGGCCGCTATGTGATGGCCATTTGCGGCAATCAGCGTTCGCAGCAATGGTGCGCTGACACCATCGGGTTCGACATCAAGAACGTTAACACCGAAGGCAGCGACCCGGAAGGCGGTTTCCTGGTGCCGCATGAGTTCGAGGCGACGTTGATTCGCTTGGTTAACGAGTACGGCGTCATTCGCCGTGTTGCTCGACCTGTGCCGATGTCGCGTGACACCAAGAGCTACCCGCGACGAACTGGCGGACTGACAGCCTATGCCATCGGCGAAATCTCGGCTCCCACCGAGACGACGATGACTGTCGATCAGATTCAACTCGTCGCCAAGAAGTTCGGCGTGTTGACCTACTACAGCCGCGACTTGGACGAGGATGCCGCGTTGAGCGTCGGCAATCTGATCATGGAGGAAGCCGCGTTAGCGTTTGCGAATAAGGAAGACGAGTGCGGGTTTAATGGAACCGGCGCATCGACCTACAACGGCATTGTGGGCATCAAGGAATCGCTCGCGGCTGGCAGCAAATACACTGCCATCACGGGCAACACGTCCTTCGGTACGCTCGATCTGGAAGACTTCGAAGGCATGATCGCCAAACTGCCAAGCTATGCGTTCCGCGACGGCGGGCCGTCTTGGTACATCCACCGAAGTGGCTGGGCATTGTCGATGCTTCGCCTTGCGGCTGCGGCTGGTGGCAATACCACTCGCGAGCTTGCGGCGGGCGCAAGCGAGGTGCAATTCCTCGGCTATCCTGTCGTGTTTACCGAAGTCATGAACAACACGACAACCGCCCAGACGTCGACGGACGGACTTGTGTACTTCGGCAACATCCGCCAAGGCGTTGACTTCGGCGACCGTCGCGGTGTGACGATGGATATGAGCCGAGAAGTTGCGTTCACTACGCAGCAAATCGCCGTGCTCGGCACTGAACGTTTTGATATCAAGGTGCATGACGCGGGCACTGCCAGCGTTTCCGGCTCCATCGTGATGCTGTCCACTCCGAGCAGCTAACGGTGATTGACATTCTGGCGGCTAGCAACCGCTAGCCGCTTTTCGCACAACATCGAAAAGGAACCAATATGAATTCCGCACAGCATGATAAGTTTGTTTCCATTACGCCGCCTGCGGCGATTGTCGACAACGCCAGCTATACGACCACGGCTGTTGACACGAAGGGATATGCCTATCTCCGCGTGTTCGCCTACTTAGGCGCCACCGACATTGCCATGACCGCTCTGAAGCTGCAAGAGAGCGACGACAGCGGCATGAGCGGGGCGGCCGATATCACGGGGCTTGTGTACGGCACGAGCAGCAATGTGGCTGGCTCGACGTCGGCACTTCCTGCCGCGACGGACGACAACAAGTGTTTCGTATTCGAGGTGGACTTGCGGGGACGCAAGCGATACATCGATCTTGTCGCCACGGCTGGCGATGGATCAACTGGCACCTACCTTGCCGCGTTCGCTTTGCTGAGCCGAGCCGGTGACGTTCCGGTAAGCGCGTCGGAACGCGGATTTGGTGACATTCTTCGGAAGTAAGCCATGATTGTCGAGCGCAACGCCATCACGCCAATCAACACCGTAGCCTCCACCTTTGAACCGGTGACGGTTGCGGAATTAAAGGCGCATTTGCAATACGCTCCATCGTTCACCGGTAGCGACCAAGAGCTTGCCAATTACTTGGTCGCCGCTCGGGAGCAATGGGAGTCAGATTGCGGCGTTGTGTGT